GGATACCCCACTGCGTGGCTACAGCCTTCTGGACCGCAGTTACGACCAGTTCCGGGAACTGAACGTCCTGCGCACGTACCAGTCCCAGGGCGTCCGCCGCATGGCCCGCCAGTGGATGGTCCGCGCCGGCTTCCTGGATGACGAGGCCGCGGCCAAGGTGGCGGAAGGCCGGGACGGGGAGTTCATCGAAGTGGACCTCCCGCCCGGGGAGGGACTGGACGGGAACATCCTGCCGGTTCCCAACTCCCCCATCCCCGCGGACATCAGCCTGTACGCCCAGACCGTTACCGGGGACATCAACGACGCCGGCCTGATGGCGCCGTTCACGCGTGGAGAAGTGACGGGGACCACGGCCACGGAGCAGCGTCTTCTGGCGGACTACACGTCCAGCGAAGTGGGCCGGATGGCCCGGACGCGTGACGAGGTAGTGACCAGTGTGGCCCGCACCTTCAACGTGATGCTGGCCGTGATGCTTGGGGACGAGGCGGAGCCGCTGGCCCTGCCCAACCCCGTGGGACCCACCATGCTGTCCGCCGATGACCTCACGGGGGATTTCGGGTACTGGGCACAGGACGCCGGGTCCACCCCCATGTCGGACGACATCAAGCGCCAGTCCCTCGAGCGGCTGGCCCCGCTTCTTCTCCAGCTGGGCGCGGACGTGAACCAGGTCCGGGAAGAACTGGTCCGGACGTACGACCTTCCCACGGCGTTGGCGGAAGCCGCGCCCCCCGCTCCTGTCGGGGAGGCCCCGATGGAGGGCGCCCCGGCCCCCCTTCCATTCCCTGGTCCCTTCGGAGGCTGACCCATGCCTGTAGATTTCGGCGCCGCGCGCCCATCCCTTCCGCCACAGTTCGAGGAACTCGCCGACTCAGAAGCCGATATCGTCGGGGAGTCGTTGGCCATCGTTGTCCCCGTCCCGGAGAAGCCGTACAAGGCCGCCGTGATGACTGGACTTGGACGCGCCATTACCCAGGTGGCCAAGCTGTTGGGCCTGGACCTTGGGGAAGGGGAGTACACGGAGGAAGTGGACGCCATGGACCCGGAGATGGTCCGCTTCCTGGCTGTGCTGTCCCAGGCTGCGGAAGAGTACGGCGCCCCGCTCCCCGTCAAGCTGGAAGACATCCGCGGGGACGCGGAACTGACGGCCATCACCGCCGCGCTGATGTCCCTGGCCAATGACCGGGACTTCAGGGATTTCCTGGCCCAGGTGGAGCCGGACGAGGAAGCCCCCACGGAACTCCCGGACATGGACATGGACATGGACATGGGCGGGGAGATGGACGTGGAGGTGGAAGAGTTCGATTTCTCCACGCGTATGCGTCCGCGGATGGGCTGACATGGCCCGCTCCCTTCGCCAGCGTCTCCTGGGCCTGTTTGGCATTGGGCGCCGTCCTCAGCGTGTCATCCCCCGCGCCGGCCGTGGTGGGGCGCGGCTGGACTTCGATATCGGCGGCGGGAACTCCCTGGAGAACATCAAGTACGCCATCCGGAACCGGCTGCCTGTCTCGTATTACTACGTGGACAAGTGGCAGCCGCCGGAGAAGCCTGGCGCCCGCGGACAGCGTGAAGGAAACCCCCACGCCATCTGGAGGGACAACAGGACGGGCCGGACGTACCTCCACCTATACGTGGACCCACGTTCCGCATCCGCTACCGGGGACCTTCCAGGCTGGCGGACGTTCCTGGTGGACCGCATCCAGAACGCCAGCGTCATCACGTTGGGGTCCTCGTTCTTTGGGAACCCCATCAAGTTCACGCTGGCCCCGGGGTACAACCCCCCGTGGTACCGCCGTGTCGGCCAGCCCATCGAGCTGGCCGAGTAGTCAACCCCAACCATAGGGAGTCATTCCAATGACCACCCCGCACACGTCAACCGCAGAGGCCATCCTGGCCGAGACTGGCCCGCTGGGCTTCGATACTGACACCACGGAGGCCGTGGAGGCCCCGGAGCCCGTGGAGGCCGCGCCCGCTGTGGAGGCCCCGGAGGATACGGCGGACGCTCCCGCGGAGGCCGAGGAAGCCCCGGCCAAGCGTCCCAGCTGGTCCCAGGCCCTGGAGTCCGTCCAGGCCTTGGACCCGGGCGCCGCGGACCTGATGAAGGGGATGCACGCGGACTACACGCGGAAGACCCAGGAACTGGCACAGCTGCGGAAGGAACTCCAGGCCGAGCGGGCGGCGCTGTTGTCCGTCCGGAAGGACCTCCCGGAAGAGCTGCCCAACTATGACCCGTGGGACGAGGCCAGCGTAATGGCCCGCGTGGAACGTGCCGCCCAGGCCCGTATCAACGAGATGACGGAAGCCGTACAGCGGGAGTACGAGGCCCGACAGGCTGAACAGTCCTACCAGGGATTTCTGGAAGAGCACCCCGAGTTCCAGACGGATGAGGCCCTGCGGGGAGAAGTCCAGACGCTTCTGGAGGCCAACGATAGCCTGGACCTGGAGACGGCGTTCTGGGCAGCCAAGGGACGCCGGGCCAAGGCAGAGGCCGCGGAACTGAAGGAGAAGCGGCGCGTGGAGCGCGCGGCCAAGCGCCAGGCCGCCCAGGCTGTTGGCGTCCCCCGTCGTGGTACCGCGGCCCCCAAGGCCTCCCGCGCGGACCTTAAGAACATGTCCGCCGCGGACCTGTACCGGATGGCCCAGCAGATTCACGGTCGGTGAATCCCTTGTCATTCCAGCCACTTATCCATTAGGATAGCGGCACACGTCAGGGGCACCCCTTCGCGGACCCCATGGCGCCCGGCACTCCCGCGGGGAGTACGCCACAGGACAACACGTACCCCCAACAACAGGAGGCCCGCATGGCGCCCCCCAGTTCCGTACTGTCTACCACCCTGCGGCTTCTCCGCGACAAGCTGGTGGACAACTCCTTCCTTGCCCACCCCTTGTTCCGTGCCATCGAGGCCTCCGGGAACCTTGTCAAGGTTTCGGGCGGCTCCCGTATCGATGAGCCGGTCATCTTCGGGGACCACACCACCATCACCGAGCTGACCGGGGCCGGCTTCAACCCCGTGTCCATGGCTGTTACGGACCCGTTCAACCAGGCCCGGTTTGAATGGGCCAACTTCACCCAGCCGGTGATTCTCTCGAACATCGAGAAGCTGGCCAACAAGGGCGACCTTGCAGTGGTGAACATCCTGGAAAGCAAGGTCAACAACGTCATGCTGAGCCTCAAGAAGGAAGTCAGCAAGGCAGTCATCGCCAACACTTCCACCAGCATCAGCGGCCTTCAGACCCTGTACGGTGCCACCACGGCCATCGGAACCGGCTGGCTGGAAGGCGTGGCCGGCGCGTCCCAGCAGAACGTTGTGGGCGGCCTGGACAAGCAGACGTACCGTGACCGAAACTGGTTCAACCAGTTCTACAACAGCGGCGGCACGTTCGACCTGGCCCACCTGGACCAGCTGATGATTGACTGCCAGATTTACAGCCCGTCGGGTGACTTCCCGGACATCATCCTGATGTCGCCCAAGTGCTTCGCAGCATTCCAGGCCCAACAGCAGAGCTACGTCCGCTACACCAGCGAGTCCGACCGCTCCGGCCTGGACCGCGACATGGTGGCCATGTGGCGCGGCGCCAAAATCTACGTGGAACCCAACCTGGGCTTCACCGCGGAGAACCCCGCAGTCCCCGTCTCGGCCTACGTCCTGTCCTCCAAGCAGTTCCGACTGTACGCGGACACGGATGGCTGGTTCGAGATGTCGGACATGATGCCCGTCCCCGGCACCGCCACGGAGGCCGCTATGGTCATGTGTCGGATGCAGCTCGCCACTGGCCACCTGGCCAGCCACGGTATCCTTCTGAACGCGGAGGCCTGAGCCATGGCTACCTCGACTCTCATCCAGTCCCTCATCCCGGGCGCGGACGCTGACCAGTCGGCCCGCTCCAAGAAGCAGACCTTCCTGGCCGGCGGCACCATTGCGGCGGGTGACTTCGTGTCGCTTGACGCAAGCCAGTCCGGCGCGGACCGTGCGCTGTACGTCGTCACCATCGACACCAGCGGCGGCGCTGTTGCCCTGGGCGTTCCCACCGTCGGTGTGGCCACTGCGGCCGCTACCGCTGGACAGGAAGTCGTTGTGGTTATCGCCGGGTACGTGGAGGACGCCAGCGTCGCCACGGGCGCTACCACCGGCTTGGCCCTCGCACTGGACACCACCACGTCCGGGCGGGCCACCATCGCGGACGCGGCGAACGTCAACATCGCAGCCATTGCGCTGGACAATGCTGCCGGCAACAAGTGTCCCGTGTGGGTCATTCCGTCCCTGTGACCACTCCGTAGCGCTCCCCCGCGCTACACTGGCCCCGGCGCTTACCTGTGGGCGCCGGGGCCTTTCAGTAGGAGTCCAGAGTGAACCTCGCAGACCTTCGCGCGTATGTCGGGAACCTCCTGGACTACGACCCCACCAACAGCACGTATGACGAGCAGCTGGACAACCTGCTGAACGACGCCCAGACGCGCCTCCTGACGGACCGGGCCTGGATGTTCTGCCAGAAGGAAGCCACGGTCACAGTCCCCACGGACGCCACCAGCTCCTTCAACGTCACCAACGGGTCCACCACTGTCACCGGCTCCGGGTTTCCGGTATCCGCGTCCACGGTCCTCCCCGGCTCCCCGTGGGAAGGTGGAACCGTCACCATCACGGACGCCAATGGCCTGGAGGGGGAATACCGGGTCCGCTACGTGTCCGGCGCTTCCCAGCTGTTCCTGGACAGGGAATACCAGGGCGCGACGGGTACCTATGCCGTGACCATCAAGCAGCGGGAAGTGTTCCTACCCGGTGACACGGCCACCATCATGATGGTGAACGACATGGACACGGGGCTTCCCACCCCACAGTTCCAGCTGTCCAAGTTCCAGCGTGACCTGGCCCGACTTGACCGGGACCTGTTGGGCACCCCAGAGGCCTACCTGCCCAGCCAGGGCGCTCGCCTTCCCGCACCCCGGAAGGCCCGCGGGGTCACCGTGGCCACTCCGGGCGCTGGCCGTGGTGTCCGCACCCTGAACATCTACATGGTGAACGTGTGGGGGCCTGGGTCATACACTCCGGAGTCCTACGGGCCAGGCGTGTCCGCCGGCCTGGAGTCGGCACTGTCGGCCGTCCTGACCATTACGCTCCAGGACAACGAGGAGCTGAACCTGACGCCGGAGACGGTCCCAAGCAGCACGGGCCTGTATCGCCGGTACTACTTCACCGCGCCGTCGTTGGGCATCAATGCACCCCAGCGGCTCCGCCATGATGGGAGCGGCGGCATCACGGCCAACACGGACACAGTGGCCCCGGCTGGTGGTGTCACGCTGGTTCCGGACACGCGGCTGTCCGTCCTCGAGGGCCAGTCATTCCAGGCCAGCGCCATCCGCTACCAGGATGCCAACGGCGTGTACCCGTCCTTCATGTTGTATCCGCACCCAAGCGCGGACACGGACGTATCCGTTCGCCGGCTGGTGGCCCCGCGCCCCATGCGGGAGGACACGGACATCCCATTGGTCCCGGCAGCCTTCGCCCAGGCCATCGCGTACGCGGCCTTGGAACAAGTCACCCTGAAGCACGACAACCCCGCACTGTCCGCCGTGTACCAGCGGAAGCGGACGACACTTACGCGGGAGATGGAGGCGCGGTACCTGGGCCAGCCACCCCGGCGCATCCAGCGCGGCGGGGCGGACTTCCAGGTGTACCCCAACATTTACGGCCCACTCATCTACACCCCGTAGGACGCCATGCAGGGAATCACCCAACAGTTCCGGGAACTGGGCGCCGTTGTCGAGTTCCTGCCACAGCCGGCGGACGCATTCACGCGGCTGGAGAACGTGACAGTGGACCCGGCCACGTTCGGCTGGTCCACGCGCGTGGGGTTCGAGAAGTACCGCCCCAACCCCGCGTTCCGGTTTGAGCCGTTCCACAACCTTGGCCCCATCGACAGCCTGTTTGTGTTTGAGCAGCTCCCCGGAGGCCGGCGCTACTCCATCCTGTTCGAGTCCGGCGGGACGCTGTACCTGTTCTGGGAAGTGGGCGCGGAGGGCCTCCTGTATGCCCTCCAGGCTGGGCGGACCGTTCCCGCTCCGGGTGAAGCGGCCAGCCAGTACACCGTGGTGGGGGACGCTGTCCTGGTCACCAACGGACGGGACACCCCCGTGGTGGTCCGGCCTTGGCCCCTTCCGGATACGACGTACACGGCCGCGGCTGTGGCTGTCGGTGTCGTCCGCCCGCTGGGCTTCCCGGCCACGGCCGCGGCGCCGGACCTGTTGGACGTGCAGAAGATTGGAAGCGGGTCTGGGTCGGGCGCTTCCAGTGCCAACAACGTGACGGGGGACGCCGTGACGCTGTGGTGGCCTGACCAGGACGGGGCCATCCGGCTCCCCAAGGCCTACGGGCTGGGCTTTGCTACCAACACTGGGTCCGACCCAGGCCAGGCCGCGGATTTCCGGTACCGCGTGTCCTTCCTAATGGAGAACGGGAGCGAGTCCCCGCTATCGGACGAGGCCGCCGTAAAGTGGACGCTGGACGGGAATACCAACGGCTTCCGCTACTGCGTGGCCATGCGGCTCCCCATTGGCCCGCCCGGAGTGGTGGCCCGCCGCGTGTACCGGACCCAGAACACCAGCGTGGACTCCCCGACCTATGGGGACACGGACCTGTACCTGTTGGACACGGTCCGGAACAACACCGACGACCTATGGTTTGACCCGTACCGCTCCACAGCCGTGGGCGCGCTGGCCCCGGCCCTTACTGAGTCCATCCCGCTCCCGTCCCCGCGCGCTGGTACCGCCGCAGTGTTCCAGGACTGCCTGTTCCTGGATGGTGGCCCCGAGGACCCCAACACGCTGTACTTCAGCCACCCCGGCCTTCCGGACCAGTTCGGCGCGGCCAGTTACATCCGGCTGGCCGCTCCAGGTGGCGCCGTTGTACGGCTGTTCAGCCATTACCGGGTCCTCGTCGTCCTGCGGGAGAACGGGGTGGACGTGGTGTCTGGTGACTTCACCAACGGCTTCCAGGCCACCACTGTCACGTCGCAAGTGGCCTGCCGCAGTCCTCACACTGTGGACCAGGTCCCAGGCCTGGGCGTGGTGTTCCTGGCCCAGGACGGCGTGTACGCCCTACAGGGTGGCTTCGATGGCGGCTCCGAAATGCAGGTCCTGCGGCTGTCGGAACCCATCAAGCGGACGCTTAGGCGACTGACCCCGGACTGTGCCGCCCGGGCCGTGGGCCGCTACTCCCCGATGGACCGCGCGTACCACCTGTACATCCCAGTGGACGGGAACGACCGGCCAAACCTGGGCGTGGTGTTCCACACGGAAAAGGAAGGGTGGAGCACACGGACCGGGTTCCCCGTGGGTAGCCTGGACCGGCTCCACAACGGCCAACTGATATTCGGCCACAACACGGGAAGCGCCCCGCAAAATGACGACCCCGCGGGCCTGTTTGTCATCTCCGGGCGCCGCGCCATGGGCGGCTCCATCGTGGGGGATGCCTACGTGGAGAACGGTCCGCCCACGTCCATCATCAAGACGGCGTGGCTGGACCTTGGGGATGCCCAGCTCCAGAAGCGGGTCCAGTACGCCACGCTGTGGGCAATGACTACGGGAAGCGTCAACATCACCGCGGAGGCCTACAAGGACTTCCAGCGGGAGGGTCTGGCGTGTCGGCCCTACCTGGCTCAGCCACCAGACGCGGCCAACCTCCCCGTGTACGACTCCGCCACCATTGGGACGGACGTATGGGAGGATACCCAGCTGGTCCCCCTTCGTATCGGTGTCGCCCAACAGTCCTGCGCATGGTTTGCGCTAGAAGTCTCCACCACGGACGACCTTCTCCTGGTGGGCTGGGAAGTGGAGTACCGGCTACCCGGAACCAACACCATCGCGGGAAAACGGGGATGAAGTACTGGACGGAACACCAAGCGCGCGCCAACCAGACGGCGGAAGCGGACCAGCTGAACGCGGAGATGCGGGCCAGCCAGTCCGCCATCACCACACTGGACCGCACCCAGACGCCTTCCCGCGAGTACGACCCCACCAACGTGGGCCAGTACGCTCTCCACCAGGTCTGGACGAGCGGGAACAGCTCGAACCCCATGTGGGTGCCGGGTGACGAGCAGGGAGAACAGACGAACGTCCGCAGTGACACCGCCAACACGCGCGGGGACCAGTGGATGGCCATCACGTACCAAGGATACAACGGCGGATGGGAGACGGCGTACACGGAGACGCTGACGGGCTTCCGTGGTGGTCATCTCCATGTGGAGTGGAGCGGCCAGGCCTCCATCTTCCCCGCGTTTCAGCAGACGCAAAACAACTTCAACCCGGCCAACCCCAAGCATATGCGGCTGCGCATCCAGGTGGCTGGCGTGACCATGGTGGAGCGTCAAGGGACCGCTAAGTCCATGGCATCATTCAGGATTTTCGGCGGAGGCCTATACCCACAGGGGGACCTGGAAGTCCAGTTCCAGTGGAGATTCACCCCGGCCGGCCAGGATGACGCCATCGTGGACAACGGGACGTCCGACTACCTGATGCAGGCCCACCTGTGGGGGAACAAAACCCTGGCCATCGCCCGGTACAAGTAGGAGGGCCGCATGTCTCGCATCATCCAGGACCGCATCAACGCCGGGGATAGCATCGATGCCACGGACCTGAACAACAGGTACACGGCATACAGCCAGCCCGGAGCGCTGGACGTGGCCAACCATGGCGCCGCGTCCATTGACCTGCCACAGGTCCGGGGTAACCAGCTAATCACCATTGACTCCCAGCGCGTGGTGTTGGGGACCGGCTCGTATGACCACAGCTCTGTAGAAAGCATCCCAAGCGCCACGGCCTCCCCGGCCACGTTGGCAGAAGTGGGCGGCGGTAGCACCAGGCTGAACTTTGGACTGACTGGGTGGACCATCACGCCGGGCGATATCCTCCGCGTCTATTGGGACACGAGCGCGCGGCCATACGTCACGGGACGCCCATACGCGGCCCCCAACCTGGGCGCCTTGACCATCGATAACGGTTCGGGCGGCGGCTTCGATTTGAACGACTGCCTAGCTTGTTGGGTCCTGCATCTCCAGTGGGACATCACGGACCCCACGCTGTCGAACTTCACCGCTGTGCCTGGCCAGTCCGACTTCCAGGTAGGAACGCCGGCCCAGTCCACCCTGAGTTCGTGCGCGGCCATGACAGTGGTCCCGGCCTACCTCGAGTACAGCGCACAGGGGAACGCCAACGAGGGCGCCACCAATGCCCGGACGCTCCTTGATATGCGCTGGAATGGTGTATCTGGCGCGTACTGGCACACGCCATCCGGAAACGTGACGGTGTACGGGATGCGGATTGTGGCCCACGGCATCTACCACGCGGCCCATACAGCGGGCCTGAACCGGCTGTACCTGTACACGGCTGTGGGTGGCGTGACTCAATACCTTGAACTCACACAGGGACAGCTGTCCGCCGTCCATATGCGGAGAGGCTGATGGCATACACGCCGCCCAACACTTTTGCAGCTGGAACGACGCTTACCGCCGCGGATGTCCAAGGCAATACGGACGCCCTCCGGGTCTATCTCCACGAAGGCATCGTTGGCGCGGACCTGTTGGCCGGCCAGTTCATCGATGGCCGCCACGTCCAGCCACCCAAGTGGGACCCTATCCGCGGCCTCCAGCATGGCGTCACGGGCTACCAGGGAGGACAGTGGAGCGGCGGGAGTTCCGTGCGTGTGTCGTTCACGTCGTCCGCCATCACCGGCCGCCGGTACACGGGCGCCAGTGAATGGGTGGTCCAGCCGGGGACCGGGCTAACGCTGGACATCCGCGCGCCAGCCACGGTCCTGTTCCATTACTGGTGGGAAGTGGACGCTGGTCCGGATGACGGGAGCCGCGGCCCGGGTACGTCGGACCGCTACACGCGGACCGCTCCCTATGTGGGCGGGATTCAGTTTGTAGCGCTGTCAGCCAGCCAGGAGACGGTCAACAACACCAACGGCTGGCAATCAGCGGCGGGCTACAAGGGCGCGGACGCCCCCTATACCTACATCGGCTACGGCCAGCATGATGGGGTGTACATGGACACCACCAGCGGCCCCATCCGCTATAGAATCGGCTTGTGTTCCCTGTCAACCATTGACCGGTCCTGCATCCTGAACTGGGGTGTGGCCGTGGAAGTCACGTACCTGTAAGGAGGCCGGCATGGCTGACCCTGTAAGCATCGGCGCACTGATGAAAGCCCAGGCCGCGGGCAAGGTCCTGGGCCGGGTTGCGACGGGAGCCGGCCAGATTGCGGCCGCCCGTCAGATGTTCACGGCCGAGGACCGGAAGCGGCTGGAGGAGCTGGAGGAACTGGAGCGCCGCGGGGCGCTCGGCCTTTCCGAGATGGAGCGGGAAGCCATCCGCGGGGAAGTGGCAAGTGAGGCCGGCGCCATCAAGCGAGAACAGGAATCTCGGGCGCTCCGGGAGGCCGCAGCCGCGCCAGTGGTCACAGGGCGGGACGTGTTCCTGCGGGAACAGGTGGCCCAACAGGAAGCCCGGCAGCTGGCTGAAGCCGGCCGACAGCTGG